TATGCCACGAACTCCAGCGGCAGCGCGGCGGTGTTGAACGTCGTTGTCGTGCAGGATGTAACGCCGTAATGGGACTCACGCTTTATACAGCGGCCACCGAGAATCCGATTACAACGGCGGAGTTAAAGGCGCACTCGCATATCGACACGAGTGCGGACGATGCTCAGGTGGAAGCGTATATCACGGCGGCAACGGAAGACACCCAGTCGTTCCTGTGGAGGCAACTATGCACCGCCACGTGGGTGCTAACGTTGGACCGCTTCCCAGCGTCGGACTATATCGACCTGCCGCGCCCGCCGCTGCAGAGTGTCACGCACGTGAAGTACTACGACCTCTCAAACACGCAGCAGACGCTGAGCACGGGCGACTACGACGTTGATACCAGCACGGAGCCGGGCCGCATCTATATCGACCGTAGCACCGGCTGGCCCAGCGTGTACGACCGGCGGAACGCGATAGAGATTCGCTACGTTGCGGGCTACGGCGCAGCGGCGGCGGTGCCTGAAATGATTAAGCAGTCGATACGGATGAAAGCCGCGCACTGGTACGAGAACCGCGAGGCGCTGATTATTGGCGTGTCTGCGATGGAATCGCCCATCGCGGCGCAGCGGCTCGACCGCATGAACGCATTTCGAGGAGACCTGAACATTTATGCGCGCGGGCTCACTTCGTCATAGGCTTGCCATACAGAGCAAGTCGGAAGCGCAGGACGATTTGAATCAGCCTGTCGATACCTGGTCAACGGTGACGACGGTGTGGGGGCGCGTGGCTCCAATGAAGGCGGCGGAAGGCTACGAGGCCCAGCAGAACGTGGCGCGGATCACGCACGAGATTACTATCCGGCACACGAGCGCGGTAACAGAGAATATGCGAATCGTCCACGACGGACGGACATTTTATATACAGGGCATGCGGAACGCCGAAGAGAAGGGCGTGATGCTGACACTGGAGTGCAACGAGCGTGTTTAGGTCAAGAGCAGGCGAGAGAAGCAACCGGCATGATGATGTAGTCATTGGCATGGCTGCATTTCAGCGTTCGCTGCATAACATCGACACGACCATGATTCGCAAGACACTAGGGGTCGCCAGTCGCGAGGCAGCAAAGCCCATCCTAAAAAACATGCGCGAACGCGTAAAGCCAATATCTAAAACCATGGCGCGCGCGCTGCATATCAACATCAAGGTATACAAGCGTAACCGCGTCGTGGTTGCCGTTATCGGTATCAAGAATTCACCCGCTGTTCGTGCACCTTACACAGACAAGCGAAACCAGAGTCGTGGCAAGTGGTCATCAAAAGGCATTCACGACCCGCGTTATACATTTCACTTGGTTGACCTCGGAACGAAGCCACACAAGACGAAGTATTTTGGCAAGGCCGTATTCATGCACCCCGGAACCCAAGCGCAAAACGTGCGGGCAGATGCGTTGAAAGCCGCTAGCAGCGCATCGGGCCGCGCGTATGAACGGGCGTTGCAGAAGCAGGTGAGGGCTATGCTGGGATGAAGCCGGAGCAAGCCATTGCGCAACTGCTTGAAGCCGACGGCACCGTTGCCGCATTGTGCGGTACGCGCATCTATCCGGGCTACGCGCCGCAGAACGCGGCTTACCCGTTCGCTGTATTCGGGCGCGAAAGCACGGACCCCGACCATCACTTGCTCGGCGCTTCTGGCCTGTACCTCGTGCGGATTGGCATCACGTTCTACGGACAGCAGCGGCTGGCACTGGGCGTGATTGCCGAGGCGGCAAAGGCAGCGCTTGACACCGTGAACGACCGCACGACGGTGGCGGGCATCAACATACGGCGGCTCTGGCTTGAAGACATGGCGGAGTCACAGATTGAATTAGCAGACGGGACCGGGCGACCGGTTCACGCAATTTCGCAAACCTACAGCATGCACTATAAGGAGGCCTGATAATGTCAGCCGACGTCGGAACAGGTTCAACAGTTGTCTTTGGGACCAGCGCATTTTCCGCTGATATCATCGGCATTAACATCTCGGGCGTTACGCGTGAGACCTATAACACAAGTCACATGGGCACGACCAACGCGCACACCTTCGGGCTTGTCGATTTGGTTGACAACGGTACGCTCGAATTGGAAATAGCATGGGTGCCCGGATTGGTTCCTCCGATTCTCACCAACGGTGCGATGGAAACAGTAGTGCTTACTTTCGGCGGTACGGGCAGCACGTGGACCTTCAGTTGCGGACAGACCGAGCTCGGCGTTGTCGTCCCGCTTGAAGACAAGATGACAGCAACTTGCACATTCAAGATTTCCGGTTCTATCAGCCGGAGCTAACCATTCCCGGAAGGAAACAACATGTCACTCACCAAAGACGAAATCCTAGCAGCAGGCGCGAAGTTCAAGACCGAAGAGATCGACGTGCCCGCGCTTGGCGGCACGGTGTTCATCCGCGAAGTCAACGCGCGCGAGCTTGACCGAATCCAAGTAATGTGCGGGCGCATCGGCTCGGGCAGCGACCAAGTGAAGCTTTTCCGGGCCGAGTGCTGCGCGTACTTTATCAGCGACGCCGACGGCAAGCGGCTGTTCGGCGACAACATGTTCGAGCGCGTTGCGAACCTGAATTCACAGGCCATTGATGTGATTATGAAAGCGGGCCTGCGGCTCAACGGATTGGCCGACGACTCGCCGGACGTTGTGGAGCAAGAAGTAAAAAACTAAGAGACAGTCCGCTGCGCATGTTCATGCATTCAGTGGGCGCCCATTTAGACAAGTGGATATGGGAGGTGGAGGAGATACCCTCCTCCCGTTTAATTGAATACATGGCCGCGTACCAGATTGCCCCGTGGGGCGATGATCGCGCAGACCTGCGCGCGGGCTACGTTGCAGCCACCCAGTACAACGTCCAGCGGCAGCGCGGCCAGAAGGCGTTGAAGGTATCGGACTTCGTGCCGGACTTTGGGCCGAAGAAAAAGCAGACGGCGCAGGAGATGGAAATGCTATTTGATTTGTTCGCGAGCGGACACAACGCGAGGTTAAGCAATGGCTAAGGTCACCAGACTGAACGTGATGATAACGGCAAGCACTAAGGGCTTGTCGTTGGGCATCAATAAAGCGCAGGGGCTTTTAAAGTCGCTGACCCGCGAAGCGAAGGATATGAAGCGCTACATGGGCGGCGTGTTCACCAGCATGGGAAACATCGCCACGCGCGGATTCACTGCATTTGGTGTGGCCGCAACGGGTGCGGCGGCTGGGTTGGCATACCTCACCAAGCAGAGTATTGACGCCGTTGGCGATACCAACGACTTTGCCAAAGCGTTGGGCCTGACCTACAACGAGTTGCGCGCAATTCAGTTCGCAGCCGGGCAGGCTGGGGTGGACGCGGGCGCACTTAACGCTGCATTCGCAAAAATGTCAGACACACTGGGTACTGCGTTCGGCGGCAACGATGCGGCGGTGAAGGCGTTCGAGGGCATCGGGCTGAGCATTGCAGACCTAGAAAAGATGTCGCCCGCGCAGCAGTTCGAGGCCATCGCGAACGCTATCAATAAGATCGAAGACCCATCGAAGCGCATAGCGGCGGCGCGCGACATCTTCGGCAAGTCGGGCGGCGCGCTCATATCGCTGTTTGAGAATGCGGGGCAGGCGATAAGGGAAGCTGCCAATACTCTGGGATTCTTCGGCATCAACCTCAGCCAGTTGGACGTCACCAAGATCGACAACGCTGGCGATGCCATGGGTACGCTGAGTTTAATGCTTGAAGGTGTTGGCAACCAGTTGGCGCGAGTCGTATCTCCCTACATCCAGCAGGTGACCCAAGACACTATAGATTGGGTGGAACGGATGGGAGGTGTCGGGCCTGCGGTAGACATGGCGTTCGGTGCGATAGTCGATACCATCGACAGCATGCTAACCAAGATTGAAAACATCGAACTGGCTTGGATGAAGGCGACGAAGGCGGTGAATGATTTCTATCTCACACTGTACGCCCACGACCCGAACAGCGACCTTGAACAAAAACGCACCAAGGCAATGACAGACCGGCGACTGCAAGGCATACCCGAAGACCGCCGTGAACAGGCACAGGCGCTGCTTGATAAGCAAGGCGGATTCGTAAGTGAAAGCCCGCACGCCGCAGCATTCAACGAGAAGCAACGGCTTGACGCTGAATACGAAAAGCGCAAGGCCGAGATAGAAAACCGCAAGGCAGAACGCGGCACGTTGGGCCAGCGCTTCTCCAACTGGCGGGCGGGCGCAGAGTACAACGCCAACGTGGCGGTCGGTGCGGTGCCGGTAATGCAGCAGACCCCCGGCGCGCGTGCGCCCAGGGACCGCGAAGACCCGGCGCTGCAAGTCCTACGCAACATCGAAGCCAACACCGGCAAAAACAAGATAGCATTCGCGGGATAATGACATGGCCGTAGTAGCAGACTTAGTCAACACCATAAACGTCGTGGAGCAAGAGGGCGTCGTTGTCTCCATGACGCGTGTGTTTATGGTGACCGGACTGACCGCCACCGGCCTACCCACTCCGCAGCAACAGGCGTTTGTTGCCAGCGGCATCCCGCAGCACGGCGACAGCGCGCCGGGCAACACGAACCTCAAGGTTCACCAGCGGACCTATGAGATGGTGCGCGACACGCCCACGGCGGCGATGGTTACCGTTGACTACAAGACCGTGGCGGACTGGGCGAACAGTTTTGTATTCAGTGGCGGCAGCAGCATCCAGCAGCGCCAGACCGACGTTGACCGGCTGGGCAACCGGATTATACTGTCTTGGACTTACCCATCAGATTACAAAGACATCGCGCTACGTGGCGAGGTTTACACGACGGCCATCAACGAGACGGTGACGGAATCAAACCTCACACTGACCGCGACAGGCTCGCTGTACGTGGATTACCCAAACATTATCTCACTGGACTGGTCAAACAAAGTCAACTCAACCTTCTGGGCAGGCGCACCGCCGTACTACTGGAAATGCTCAGGCTGCACGTTCCGAGGCCGCGACATCGGCTTAGGCCGGGCGCACCTATGGGAGTTCGATTGGACGTTTGAATATCACCCGCAGTCGTGGGCCATCGTGGCTAAAATCCGAGACCCAGATACGGGCAACGTGCCGGATGACGTGGTAGACGGCGTGGGCATCAAAACCGTTGATTGGTACTACACCAAAGACTTCAACTCACTGTTTGGCAATACCTGATGTACGACAAAGACCCAAACCAGCGCACGCGGGCACCGGGCTACGGGCAGGCTATCACGTCGGCAGACCTGCGGAAGATCGTGGCGCTTGTGCTGCAAAACCTGCGCGGCGGCGACGGCATCCTGGTGGAACGGCACGGGCAAAACGTCATCGTGCGGCTGGCCGCTGGTGCGCGCGGCGCGGGCGGTGGCGGTGGATGGAATAACTTCTATGACGCCACGACGAAGGCCGGACTTATCGCCGCGACAAACGTACCTGAGAAATCCTTTGCGCGCGTCACGGCTGGCGCACAGAAGGGAATGGTTGCAGTACCGAACCCTGACCGCGACGGCTGGGACGCATTGAACTTCTTCGAGTAAAGACATGGCTTGGACTATACCGACATACGCAGGAACACGGGCGACAGGTTCACCGTCGAACTACCGCATTGCCATGTATGAACTCTGCCGCGCAATCACTGAACGGCATTCGCTTATAGGTCTCGGCACCACGACATTCTATAAGGCCGACGGGACAACGACATCGGCACCCACGATGGCAGACCTTCTTTACATGCCGTGCTCAGGGCCGAGTTGTCTGGCCTATCAGAATATGTCACTGATAACCAGCTACATAAACAGCATGTGTGTTTACTTCACCACGACCTCCGGCGGCGACACGCTTTATAGTACAACGTCTTTGGCTACTGCTGTTGGAACGTCGCTCGTGAATCCGACTAAACCAAATGACGCATCATGGTGGCAGGCAAGGCAATACGCGCTAGACTTACTCACGTTCACGAAAGGCATACTCGGAAAGGACGCAACTGCGTCATCGCAAACCGTTACATCTTCCGACACGACACCAAGCACGGTATCATATTCGGACGCTTACGACGATAGATATTTCCAGTCAAGCACGGGCACGATTGATATTGACCTTGAATTGCAGATTGGATATCCAGTCGCGAATAAGTGGCAGGCTACAGAGATTAGCACCACTACCAGAATTTACAACAGCCGATACATAGAGATGGGCGCTGGCGGAACACCAGTCCCGAATGCACCCACTGGAGGCGATTGCGTAAAGACCGTCATTGCCTACACAACGGCAGAGGAACTGCTTGATACCACATTGAACTTCACCATTGACGGCGAGGCGCTGTCGTTCAGCGCAGCCGGTTCGAGCACCGTTGAAGTTGACCCATTCACAATCAATGCTAACAACAGCGTGGTATTCGATTGGACTACGCCAATTAGCCAGCCATTCACCGCGCCCGGTGGTGGTGATACAGACACGCGATTAGCAACTGTTAGTGGCAACAACGCCACGATGTGGATCGACCTCACCCCCTATCTAACGGACCAAGCCTAGCCATGCCAGTGACACCGACAGCCACCCGAGTAGGGACATACGCAGTCCGATACGACTGGACGGGCACCGCGCCGTTTGACGTGTGGCGCGACGGGCAGCTTGTGCTGGACAACACGACGGCGACGACGTACACGGCGCAGACCACCGACGGCACATCAAACCCGCTGCCGGCGATTGAGATACTTGACGCCAACGACACGGCCATTGCGCAATCACTGCAGTACTCGCCTATGGTACGGTTCCAGTGGCGCGGCCAATCCGACGCGGCCTACTACCAGATACAGCAATACGTGTCCAGTGAGTGGACGGCAAAAGGCATGGTGCGGGAATCAGGCATCGGCTACTACTCGTGGGAGTCGCAGCCGCAGACGGACGGCACAAGTCCACAGTGGCGCGTTGTGCCGTATGACTCACGCGGCTACGCGGGCCTGCCGCTGGACGTGACGCACGCCGTGGTGCGGAACCCTGCGCCGCCTGCGGTGACCTACACCTACAGCGCGGGCACGGGCCTGCTAACGATTGCGGCGGGATAACATGGACGACGACGATATCAGATTCCGAAACAAACTGGCGCTAACCTTCATCGCCTTCGCGTGCGTGTTCCCGTTCTTCTTGTGCTTCGTTGAAGTCGTTCGGCTGATTCTGGAGCGCCTCTTATAATGGCAACTGCACGCACCAAATCAGATGCACTCGGATTCTACGCGAGCGACCCAGCAGGACTGGGCGGCATTCGCGCGGACTTCGAGTTGTGTCCGATGGAGCACTACGTTAGCAATCCGATGGGGCCTATCGTCGTGCAGTATGTTACGCCGAAGTGCGGCGAAGGCACGGCGACTATCCGCGCTGCTTCGACAAGCACGCTTGCATATACAGCACCGGGCGACACGGAAGGAACGGCGGTATCCGTCCCGGCGAATACCGCCGTCCTTCTGGAGTCTGGCACAGCGGGCAAGGCCGTGCGCGTCTACCGCGACTCTGTGTATAACGCGGACAACCTTGGCGGCAGCATGACGCTGGACCTGTTCCGGCAGTACAACAACGTCATCGGCGGCGCGAACATCACCGAGGCCGGTGGCAGTACCTACGGTTGTATCTACATCGCCAATCATAGCGACGCCACACTGACCAGCATCACGCTGGCACCAGCTGAACTCGGCACGCAGCGCACCAGCAACAGCGCGCAACTCAGCGGCTCCGGCAGCGGTACCATCACGACAACGGGCAGCCTCGCGGACTGGCCGTCTTATGGCTGGTGCCACGTGCGCAGCAGCGGCGGCACGACGAAGGAAGTTGTTTATTACTCCAACCGGACGTCAACCAGCCTGACCGTACCGGCGGCGGGCCGGGCCCTGCTTGGCACGTCCGCCACGGCGGGCAGCGGGACGGATACCATCACGCCCGTGGCGCCGTTCCGGCTCTGGGCCGAGACGCCCACGGCGGGCGCGGTGCAGACCATCGCGGACGCCAGCACGGCACCGACCAGTCCGTCGTGGACCTTCTCCGCTACGGGCATCACGCTTGCTCCTGGCGAAGAACGGGCGGTGTGGATGCATCGGCATGTGCCCGCCAACGCGACGGTAAACACGCAGCAGGTGTCGGCTCTCTACGCCGCGTGGACATACTCAGCCGTGGCGTATGAAGAAACCTCTTACGGCTATTTCCGCATCGGCGACACCGGGCTGGAGGAATACACGTTCTACCTCGGGGATGGCGCGGCACCGACGTACACCAGCCCGACCACGACAAGCACGACACTGCCGTTCACCTCGGCACTCGCGGCGGACTCCACCTACTACTACGTGACGCGATACCGCAACCGCTACGGGCTGGAGTCGTTCAACGTGCTGTCACAGCGGCGCGACATCGACGCGGGCGGCGTGGACGTGACCAACGTGCTGACCGACCCGACCGGCATCACGCTGACCTCGGCGGCAGGCGGCACGGTGGACGTAACGCTCACCTATCGCGGCAGCACGGACGCCACGATGGCGGACACGTTCCGCCTGTACATCACGACGGACGGCACGGCGCCGGACCCCGTGACAGACACGCCCGCCGACACCAGCATGGGCACGGGCGGCTTCGGGCTGAACGACGTGACGCAGACCATCCGACTCGGGCCATATGACTACGGCACGGTGGTGAAGGTTATCGCGCGCGTGTACAGCAGCACGCTGCTGGACGAATCCGCCAGCACGACCGTGAACACATTGACCGTCACGACACAAAACCCCGTACAGGCAAGCTGGCTCGGTATTACCACGGGCGGCTATCGCGGGCACGCGCGCAGCCCATACGCCAAAGAAACGGCTTTCGGCGCGGCGACGGTGGAAGTCAGGAACGGCGAGACCATCGTGTCTGGCACGACGGAAGTATTCCGTGGTGTCATCGGCAACGGCCGCGAATTCCGCACCACGCTAGAATTCTGGAACGTGGCGCACTCTGCCAGCGGCACATCGTCGCCCATCGAAGCAGTCAGCGCCACGGAGATCTACCTGAACGTCGCAGGCACGCGGCGGGCGAAGCTGGACCTAACCAATGGGCGCATCGAAGCCGCGTCGTTCGACTTCTCCGAGGTGCCGATATCGCTACCGGTTATTGGGCCGACGTACACGACCACCACGGAAACGTACCTCATGGTATTCCACGGAGTCACCGGCAGGTGGACGCCCATTATGAAAGTCAATTCATCCGGCTTGCTTACGACGACAGCCGAAATATTGCAGGAGAACTAGCATGGCCAATGAATTCACAGACACCAACGTCACCGGATCACTCGGTATCACGGGCGAGATTACGCTTGACGAACGGGCCGACCATATCAGCACACCGACTGCCGCGCTTGGCATTCTGTGGGCAAAGAACACCACGCCCACTACGCTGATATTCACTGACGATACTGGGACCGACGTTACCCTGGGGGCGGCGGGCGCGTCGTTCGACAGCACGACCATCACCAGCAAAACCCAAGTCACGCCGGTGTCGGGCGACTTCATCATCGGGACCGACGCCAGCGACAGCAACAACCTCAAGAAGTTTGACATCGCTGATATCCTCGGCGCGGGCGGCGGTGTCACGGACGGCAGCACGCTGAGCACCGGCCTGACCTTTCCTAACACCGGCCTGCACATCCTCGACACGAACGCTACGCACGACCTTATCATTGCACCCGGCACCAACCTGACCGCAGACCGCACATTGACACTGACCACGGGCGACGCTGACCGGACAGTGACGATATCCGGCAACGCCACCATCACGGGCAGCAACACGGGCGACCAGACCATCACGCTGACCGGCGACGTGACGGGCACGGGCACCGGCACCTTCGGCACGACCATCGCTGCGGGCGCGGTGGATATCGCCATGCTCAGCGCGACGGGCACACCCAGCGGCAGCACGTTCCTGCGCGGCGACAACACATGGGCGGCAGGCGGTGGCGGTGTGTCAGACGGCGACACACTGAGCACTGGGTTCACATTCCCGAATACCGGACTGCACATTCTGGACACTAACGCAAGCCACGATTTGATTATCGCGCCGGGCTCGAATATCACAGCCGACCGCACGCTGACCATCACGACGGGCGACGCAAACCGCACGGTTACGCTGAGCGGCGACACCACGCTGACCGGTACGAACTCCGGCGACGTGACGCTGGCGGGCACGCCAGACTACATCACGCTGAGCGGACAGGTTATCACGCGCGGACTGGTGGACCAGACAACAGACATCACCGGCGTCACGCCCGTGGCGAACGGCGGCACCGGGCAGACCACCCTGGCTGGCGCGAACATCGCCGTCACCACGGGGCACCTCGGGCAGTTCGCCAGCACGACCAGCGCGCAGTTGGCCACGGTGCTGAGCGATGAGACGGGCAGCGGTGCGGCGGTATTCGCTACCAGCCCGACGCTCGTCACGCCGCTGCTCGGCACGCCAACCTCGGGCACGCTGACCAACTGCACAGGTCTGCCGCTTAGCACGGGCGTTACGGGCGACCTGCCGCTGGCGAACATCGCACAGATTGCCGAGCGGACAATTGCGGGCCGGGCCGTGGGCGCAGGCACCGGCGACATCACAGCGCTGACAATGCTGCAAATACAGACATGGCTAAACACACCAAGCGCCATTACCAGCACGACGAATTCAACTGCATGGAACTCGGATAACGCGAAGATATTCAGCAGCACGCTGACCGAAAACACGACGATCGCGGCATCGAGCGGGACACCGTTTGCAGGACAGGTCGTGGTGTTCCTTTTCACCCAGCACGCCAGCGCGGCTAAGACGCTCGCGTGGAACGCGCAGTTCACTGCGGGCGCAACGTTCGCCAGCACTATCCCGGCGATGGCAACCACGCTATCAGCTATCAGCCGCTACATATTTATCTACAACGGCACCCTGACCAAGTTCACCCTACTCGCCCACGAGGAGCATTAACATGACCGTAGAAGAACGCATCAACGAACTCAAAGCAGTGCCCGAAGTGCTGGACGCTTGGATCGAAAGAACACCCGCCAGCGTCCCGCGTGCGGGCGAGATATATAAAGGCGCACTGGCATGGGCGCACCTCGCGGGCGGCGTCGTGCGGCTCGGCGGGCACGACATCATCGTCGTGAAGCTTGGCGTCATCGGCGAGGAAGCCGCCTATTGGCTTAACCATGTGCCGGACATCCTGAAGCCCACTCCCGCCGATGCGTACATCACGGGCCGCACTGCGGCGGCAGCGGCGAACCCGAAACGCCCATTTACCAAAGCGGAGGTGCAGTCATTCTGCAACGCGCAGTGGCGGCTGACCTCGGGCAATGCGGCCGCGCTAGACGTGAAAGACTTCTCGGTTACCAACTTTGACGCGAACACAATTCGCGTTACGGGATTCTTCCACGACGTTGCAACAAACACGCGGCCACGGCTGAATTACTTCATTACGCTCGTTGACCCGAATGGCGCGACGACCGGCGCAAACGTCAAGTTTGAGAAAGTGATCGACTAATGATTGTTAATGCAAAAGTTAGCGACTACAAGACCGCTGAGCAAATTCAGGTAGAGTATGACCGGATGCTGACTAATGGCATGGGCTGACGACAGAGACGGCAGTCTAGGTTACGTCACAGTCACAACGCTGGCGACGGCTGTGGACGAAGCCGTGCCGTTCTGCGTGGTCTACCTCAGCGACATGCCAGCCGATTTCTGGACCGCGATGGACACCGCCAGCGACACGGACGGCAAGACGATACGTGTGTCAACCAGCGACGGCACGACGCAGCTTGCGTGTGTGCCGATTGGCGTCAACACCAGCACGGATACCGGCTGTCTCATATTCCTCGGCACGGGGATGAGCGCCAGCGTGGACGTGGATTATCGGATCTACGTGGGCAACGCGGCGCTGAGCATGCCCAGTGCATCGGGCGGCATGGGCGAGCAGGCTGTGTTCGCCAGTTATGCCGGTG